CGCTGAATTAACCCAACTCAATTTCCTCCACCCAGAAACCCATGCGCGCCTGATTTACCAACTCGCCTGAAACGCCCAAAAAGTGCCAAATCATTTTCCACCGAGATCAGGAAGTCTGAGCCTCGTCTTCCTCGACGCCGGCTACGCGACCTACGACGTCTACCGCGAGTGCGCCAAGCGCGGATGGGTGGCGCTCATCGGCGACCGTCGTCCGGTCTACGCCCACAAGACCCGCGCTCGAAAGACGATCCAGCGCTTCTACTCACCACGCCGCAAAGTCGTCCTCAGCCATCGTCAGTTCTGCCACGTCCACTATTGGAGCAACCTCAACATCAAAGACACCCTCGCCCGTCTGCGGCGCAATCAGGACCCGAGCGCCGGACCGACCTGGGAAGTTCCCGATGATGTCGACGATGACTTCCTCGCTCAAATGGAGAGCGAGCAACGAATCAAGGAGAAGGGTCAATGGATGTGGAAACAGATCGGCTCGCGACCGAATCACTACTTCGACTGTGAGTCCATGCAGGCCGCCGCCGCGACGATGCTCAAGATCGTCGGGCGTGAGTCCGTCGCCTCGGTTGACAGTAGCGAGGAGGCATCATGAAAAAGCTCCTCCTTCTCTTTTCGCTCACCGGATTTCTCAATTCCTGCGCCACTCTCAAGGGAGTGAGCGGACGTGTCATCACTCCGGACGGAGAGTTCACCGTGCTGCCCGACGGTCGCATCGAAATTGTGGTCAATCCCATCACCAGCAAGTGAGTCATGGCCACCGATACCTTCATCGACTGGTTCAACTGCCAGAAGTTCCGCCACTTCAACGCTTGCGAGTTCACCCGCTACTTCGCCGCCGTGCGACGCGGCACGAAGAACAGCGTGCCACCAAAGAAGCTCTGGAAGAACGTCGTGCCCACGCTGCTGATCCTTGACGAGCTTCGCGCCTCATTCGGCAAGCCGTGCACCATCCTGAGCTCCTACCGCTCCCCTGACTACAATCGCACCGTCGGCGGTGCCGTCCGGAGCCAGCACCTCCAGTTCAACGCCCTCGACATCACCTTCGATGGCGTCAGTGCCAAGCAGGTCTACGAACGCATGCTTCAGTGGCGGCGTGAAGGACGCTTCGTCGGCGGCCTCGGCTACTACCCATCCTCCGGTTTCGTCCACATCGACACCCGTGGCTACAACGCCACCTGGCGCGGTCGTTGACACCCCCGACCAAGCATGGCCCGAGGATTGTTTGTCACAGGTTTCACCGTCGCCGAAGTGCTGGCGATCCAGCAACGGGCGAAGGATCTCGTTCTCGAAGGCAAGACGATCATGAACTGGAACGACGCGGACACCTCCACCTCGAAACAGTTCGTGATGGAGGTCGGCGAGGTCCTTGAGGAGTGCGGCCACGCGCTCCGGGTTCTCGACCCCGAAACCTACGGCAAGCCACGCAAGGTCGCGACTTCGTTCATCTCCGGACATCTGCCGAAATGAATCTCAAGTCCATCGCCCGGCAATGGCTGCCACCCATCCTGACGCCAAGTGCCTGGGGATCACCCTACGAGGCGGCGAACTGGTCGCCCCGACGCGGATCGGTTCCAGGGCATGCTCCGGCGGATGCGAAACTCGAACTCACCCCGGGTGTTCGCAGCGAATTGGTGCGCAAGTCGCGCTACCTTCAGAAGAATAGCGGCTTCGTCCGCGAGCTCGTCGCCAACATGGCGATCTATTCGACCGGCGATGGCATCCGTGTCCAGGCCCAGTCAGGTGACTCGGAATGGAACCGCAAGGCGGAAGCCTACTTCGCTCTGTGGTCGTCGCGTTGTGAAGTGACTCGCCGCTTCTCCTTCGAGGAATGCCAGTCGCTGATTTGCCGTGGCGTCGATGTGGATGGCGAATACTTCGTCCACAAGACCCACGACGAAGAAGGAGAGCCGAGGATCCAGCTCATCGAGTCTCACCGCATCGGCGATCACCTTGGATCAACAGGGACGGTCGATGGCGTCGGACTCGATGCCTGGGGAGCACCGATCCACTACCGGGTCCTGCAGGACGACGGGAAGGCACGAGACCTCCCTGCGGAATCCGTGCTGCATGTATTCGAGCCTGAATCGGCCGGCGGCGTGCGCGCTCATCCGACACTCCAGCATTCGATCAATCATATCCTCGATGAAATCGAACTGCTCGCTCTTGAAAAGCATGCGGTGAAGGACAACGCCGACGTTTCACGAGTGCTCAAAACGGGGCGCGGTGAAGTTGATGAGACCGGCGACTTCGTGGTCGGCGGCATTGGTGGCGCGGGCGAACCAACCGACCCCACATCGCTTCAACAGATCGTCGGCGGGAAGCTCGTGGCTCTTCGACCCGAGGAGTCGCTCGACAGCTTCCAGTCGAACCGACCAAGTCCAACCTTCACCGGCTTCCTCGAACACCTTCGTCGAGATTCCTCGCTCGGCATGATCCCCTTCGAGTTCGCAGCGGATTCGAGCAAAGTGGGTGGCGCGGGAGTGCGCCTGATTGTCGCCAAGGCAGACCGTCGTTTCTCCTACCGCCAGATGATTCTCGAACGGCGATTGATTCGTCCGGTGTGGGCCTACGTCATTGGCGACGCCATCGACCGCGGTCTCCTCCCGCCCATCGCCAACTGGTGGAAGATCAGCACCGTGCCACCCAAGCGAGTGACCGTGGACGCAGGCCGCGAAGCCCAACAAAATCGAGCCGACGTCGAGATGGGACTCAAGACCCTCAGCGATCACTTCCAGGAACTCGGCGCGGACTTCGGCGAAGAAGTGGAACGTCGCGCTGCAGATGCTCGTCTGATTTTGGAGACTGCACAAAAGTTCGACGTGCCGGTTGAGATGCTGTGGAAGCCGGGATCGTTGACACGGGCGGATGGGCGTGAGTCCCGTTCTCCTTCAAAACCGTGAATGGCTGATCGAGCCCGATGCACTTCGCGCGATGGCATCTGCCGCCGAAGAGGCGCGTGGCCGAGACCATTCCTCGCTCTCGAAACCTAACAGCCCACTGCTTCAGGTCGAAGATGGCATTGCATCCGTATCCATCGAGGGACCGATCCTTCGCAAGCCCGACCTCTTCGCCCGCATCTTCATGGGCGCGACCGATTCATCGGAGATCGATGCCGCTCTGCGTGAAGCTGGTGAACGTTCGGATGTTCGTGCGGTCCTCCTCGATATCGATTCGCCAGGAGGCACGGTGGCCGACACGCCAGAGCTGGGTGCCAGAGTCGCCGCCCTCAATGAGAAGAAGCCGGTCTACGCTTTCTCCTCCGGCCTGATGTGTTCCGCGGCCTACTGGATCGCGAGTCAGGCCACCGCCGTCTATGCGACACCTTCCGCCCGTGTCGGTTCGATCGGTGTGGTCCAGACGGTCGTCGATCAAAGCGCACGTCTTCACGCCGCTGGCATCAAAGTGGAAGTTTTCTCGGTCGGCAAATACAAGGCGATGGGCGCACCGGGCACTTCGCTCAACGATGAGCAGCGCGACCTGATCCGCTCGAACCTCGCCGAGACAGCCAAGGAGTTCCACACGGCGGTCCTTTCCAAAGGACGTGCGATCCCAGCCGAGGCGATGGAAGGTCAAACCTTCAGCGGTCGTCAGGCCGAGACATACCAACTCGCCAGCATCATCCCAGACCGTGCCGAAGCGATGCGCCGACTACGACTGCTTCAAGGTGCGGTTGACACCGGAGCACGGTCGATGAGCGACTCACTCGAAGACCTCCTGGCAGCGGCCCGCACGCAAGTCACCGACCTGCAGGCCGAAAACCAAACGCAGGCCGATCTTTTGGCCGAAGCGTCGACCAATCTCGATGCCCGAAGCGCCGAGGTCACAGACCTCACCGCCCAAGTCGAGTCACTGACAACGGAACGCAACGAGGCGCTGGGACAGGTCGACTCGCTCAACACCCGCATCACCGAACTTGAAGCCTCGCAGGCCGACTTCGACACGCGGGTGCAAACCGAGGTCGCCAGAGTCGTTGCCGCCACCGGCACCAGCGCTCCCGCCCGAGTCACCCCGGCCGGTGACGATGCCGCACCAGCTGCCGATGCATCCCTCGAAGACCTCGTCGCTCGCTACGACAAACTGATCGCTGCGCGCCAACCCGAGGAAGCCGCCCACTTCTACCAAAAGCACCTCGCCCCACTCTTCAACCGCTAAGCCGCCATGCCTAACACCAATGCCACCGTCAACGCAGCCCTCATCGCCCAAACGGCGCTGACCACGCTGCTTGCCAAGTTCCCGGTGCTCGCCCGGATCGCCACCGACTTCAGTGCTTCGAGCGTGAAATTCAATCAGGATATCATCACTCACATCGTCACTCCGACAGTGGCCCGCGACTTCGATCCGGCGACCGGTTATGTTCCTGACGATCAGGCTCAGGTCGATGTCCCCGTGAAGATCGACAAGCACGCCTACGCAGGCTACTCGATCACCGACGTCGAACGCTCGACCAGTGAGATCGACCTCAACCAACGCTACGCCGACAAGGTTGCTTACGCACTTGGCCGCAAGGTCTGCGACGACCTCACCGCGCTGATCGTCACCGCGAACTTCCCCAACGAAAGCGAGATCGATATTCCCGACTTCGGTCGCAACGCGGTCGTCGACATCGGCACCAAGCTCAACAAGCGCTTCATCCCGGACATGGGCCGCTTCATGTTCGTTAACTCGGACTACTATAACGCCCTGCAGAAGGACGAGGCGCTCTACAAAGCCTACATCACGCCTGCCGCGAGCGGAGTGGTCACCTCGGGCATCCTGCCAGATGTGAATGGCTTCACCGTCATCGAATACTCGGCGCTGCCCGAGAACGCCGAAGACCTTGTCGGTTTCGCCGGCATCCGCGAAGGCCTGATCATGGCCGCCCGCGTGCCTGACGTGCCACAAAATACTGGAGATACCGTAATTCGAGTTGTCACCGATCCGCGCACCGGTCTCTCCGTTCAGGTCCGTGACCGCTACGACGGCCGCCTCGGCAAACAGGAGGTCAGCTTCACCCTGATGTATGGTTTCGCCCCCGGCAACAAGCCGGTCCTCGAACGCATCGTCAAACCCGCCGCATAAGCTTTCGTTCATCGGTCTGGTGGGTTCATGGACACCCTCTCCGGGAAACCGGAGGGGGTGATTCATTGACAGCCCTCACCCGGTATGGACCTCGCATCGGAAATTCTCGCCGACCTCGATCAACTTCTCACCGAACACGGAGTCGCCGCCCGCTGGAACGGCATCGACCTGCTCGTGCTGATCAGCCGAATTCGTCGTGACCAACAAATCGACATCGGAGGCTTTGTCGATTCGCCGGACTTCAGCCTGCGGGTTCCGAAGAACGCATTCCCTGACGAGCTGCCTAAGTTTGGTCAGCGCATTGAAGTGGACGGCGACGAGTTCCGCATCGTCCAGGTGTCGAAGCATCCTCGCTCGCCCCTTCTAACCCTCAGCCTCTCGACGACCGATGAGTGACGTGAAGTTCACCACCAAACTCAAGGGTGCCAGCGATGTGGCCCGGCTCCTCAACCGTTATCCGGAGAAGATCGGGCGCATGCTAGACCCTATTCGAAAAGCCGCTGACCGACCGAAAACACGTCGCAGCCTGCGTATGAATCATTCATTGAAAATAAAATAAATACCTTGAAAAGGTGTGACGCAACATGTTGTAATTCA